TATATTCAATAGCAGGTGTAGTATCGTTTATTACGCCTTTAATCTTAAAAGCAGTAGGAGTAATATAATGGAATGGATTGCAAATAATTGGGCAACAATTTTAGGCTCTATCGCAGGATTAGTAGGATTAGGATGGATTCCGTTTACAAGAGCTTTACTTTTCAAAGGAATTAAAGTATTAATGAGTGAAGCGTTCTTAAAGGCTCTATTCTTTGACCTTGCCAAAAAATATGTGGCATCAACTGAAACCAAGTTAGATGATACATTCCTTGCTGAATTAGAAAAGAGTTTTAAGTAATGCACGTTACGATAATTAAACAGATCAAATATTAAGTAATTTTGACCAATAATGGTGTTTATTATACAGCATACTTGCGTAAATTCAATATAATGAAGCACTTATGGATTTACGGATTGATATTACTTATAATCACCATCAATATTGCTCTTTACTCGTTTATTGGGAATGGAGAGGTGATTGAACAACATAATCGCACCTTATATATAGGGGGGTGCAAATATGAGGTGTATTTAAAGGTGATCAGGTATGAAAAAAAGACAGAGCAGCCAAATAAGATTATTGATACAAAAGGTCTTGAGTCCACTTGGAATGTATTCCCAAGAAGCGGAGGATCTAATCTTTGGAACGGGTCTGATAGAGAGTGGATACAAGTACCTTAGACAATGGAATAATGGTGTTGCACGTAGTTGGTTTCAAATAGAACCAGATACAGCGTTTGACATCATTGTCAATTACTTAGCATACAGAGATACATTAAAACAAACTTGTGCTAAGATATCGATGGTGGATTTAAAGTATTTCAGTCAAAGCGTATCCAAAGAAGATATTCAAAACTTGTTAGAAAGTAATATATCCTATGCGATAATTATGTGTAGATTAAAGTATCGAAGAATACCAAAAAAACTTCCAAACACAATAAAAGATATGTCATTATACTGGAAAAAATACTACAACACTGAATTAGGTAAAGGCAACCCATCCGAATTTGTTAGTAAGTATAATAATGACAAAGAAATGGCATAGCGGATATATATAAATTTGCAAGTCAGGACGAGTGGCGTCGTACCCAAGCGGTCTAAGGGGGCGGTTTGCAAAACCGAAATAGCTTCTCTCTATAAACCTTAAATACTGACGAGAAACACCCTTTTATTAACCATCAAAAGTAACCATAGTAAGTCATAAATACGTCAAACAAATGGCTCACTTTATTCCTCACTTATATATTGTTCTATTTCCTCTTTATTGAAGCGATAGTGATTCTTTTCAAGCCTCTCTATGAATCCCCATTTAATCATTGTGCTTAGGTATCTGGATAGCTTTACTCTATAGTTATAATCGGTAGGCATCCAACCTTCTTCCGCTTGAACAAACGACCATATCCTTTGTTTATCAAAATCTTTCCCGTTGGCATATTTATACAGTTCAGACATAAGCTGTAATTCCCATTTCTTACCTGTTTGAATACAGTGAACCTTTTCATTCGTGATCACCACACCTCGTTCAAACATTACTTTCTCTCTCTCCCAATGTAACTTAAAGGGTTCATTATTTAGTTCGCAGTGTTCGTCTCTAACCTTTGTAATCTTAGCACGCCTAAGATCCACGCCTAAAGTAGATTCCCCTATCTGTATCACATTGTGGACATAGTTTGTTAAATGTTTTCCACCGTGTATTAATCCCTTAGTCAATAAAGGTTCTTCGTCTGAAGTGTTTTTATTATGATGCCCAACCAGAACAATAGAGTTCCCTGTGGTTTGTTTTATATTTTGAATCATCCCTAAGATTGGTTGTAAGTCATGGTTATTTGATATATCATTCCCAGTGGAAGTGTATATATTATCAACTATAATCACTCCATCTTTGAAATTCAAATCATTGACTGTATCTCTAATCTTATTCCACTGATCAGTGAAAAGCATATCATCATCTTTGAATACAGCCACCGTTAATCCAGGGATAGGAGCGAAGTCATAATCTGCAAAATTAGGACGCATTGCCCTGAGTCTTTCTGAGAGTTGTTCACGAGACAGCTCAAACTGTATCAATAGAACAGGTTTTTTATTCACTTCAAAATCAAGGAAAGATTGACCTGTTGCGATGGCGTGTGCCATCTGCAAGACAAACCATGTTTTGCCTACACCATCCGTACCTGCTACCAAAGCCACACCTCCTTCATAAAGCAAATACTTCACAATAGGTTTTGGGGGTTCTGTATAATCTCTCATTAATGTCTCTGTGGACATCACCTCATATCCTTTAGATGGGAGTTTATATTCGATAGCGTTTTTTATTGATTCATCAAACGCATCATAGTGATAACCATTATTCCTATGCTCCGTTTCTACATAATCATCTTTTATATCGTAACCGACTGGTAGTGTTTCACTCCACTGACAAATCATCACTTTGATTGCTCGGTTAGACTCTTTGATCCGTTGCGCAACCTTTGCAGCTCCAGAGACACCTGCATCATCATTGTCATAACAAATAAAGATAGTCTTAAAATCTAAAATAGGGGATAGGTCTTTAGGGATACTGCCAGCGCCAGCAGAAAAACAAATAGATTGCATGGGAGCAACCAACATATCAGGTTCTCCTTCTGTAATGAGGAGTTTATCTTTTTTATAATCCTTTAATAGATTTAATCCATAAATCTTTAATGTGCCATCACCTTCCCAATGCTTCTTATGCGTTTTTAGACCAAGTAAATTATTCTTTTCATCAAAATAAGGGAAACAAGCTGTGCCATCATCTTTCCTTCCTGCTTTCATTTGACTCATTCTTGGGAATCTGGAGAGATACTTTTCACTCATACGTGAATGATACCTATTCATACTTACAGTCAAACTATCTAATACCTTTTTTTGGGGTTTATTTGGGGGTATATAGCTACTTTTTATATAACTTGAATCCTCACTCAAGTATGCTTCTGGGTTCGCTAAATCAAGCATTTTGGCTAAGGTGTATGCGTTACCTTTCCACTGACATGAGAAGCATTGACATTGACCAGAGCCTATATGAAAAGAGAAGGAGGGGTTGAGGTCTGTGTGCGTGCCAAGTGGGCATGTCCCTTTTCCTTGATCACCCTGGTATCGTATGCGATTTATAGGAGCAATATGCTCAAAGAAGTGTTGATAGTCAGGCTGCATCTAAGTCTTGGTATTGCTTTTCTTCATAGATGATTCCATATAGAAGCAACAAATAATTAATAGCGTCAATAATCCTACCATCTATGGTTTCACTGGATGATTCTGTGCCTGTTAAAACATAGTTTCTTATTGAATCCATGTGTTTCAATAGGTAGATCATTGCAACGGTCTTAGGGGTGGTTTTCATGCGATCTGCGATAGACTTAAAGTTTTTAAACTTATCATTATCGGACACAGTGTATTCTCTTCCTTTTTCTAATTGTATTTGTCTGGCTTCATGTAATATTTTATCTGTTAGCTCTATAAAGGTATCTACTTGCATTGTTTGTAACCTACTTTCATATAGTATTGTGTGAATGTTTTATTGAATTTGCTTCTAATAACGCTTCTTGTATGAGGATAGCATCTGATCATTTCACCCCAACGAACTGCTTGTGCTTTGAGTTTTGATTCAATCTGCCCTGGTGTTGCGGGTTCATCATGGGGGATATCGATTCTGATAGTCATATATATCATAACCAATCTTCCAATGTCATGATAATAAGGGTATCTCCTCTATCTTCTCTTACCATGACCAGGTCACAGTTTCCAAGTTTCAACCAATGGGGGATGACTTTACGTCTCTTGGCTTGAATTTTGTATTCCTTATTCTTTTTAGAAGCCAGTATGTCCACATCCTCAGTTAGCCCCAAACTTCTCCCGTCTGAACCCCAGCTTCGCTTAGCTTTGAACCCTGCTTTAATTAAGCGATCTACGAGTTCTCTTTCATAAGTATTTCCTTTAGTTTTCGATTTGCTCGGCATCGGTGATTCCTTTAAATACATCTGTTAAGATTTCATTGATAAATGCGCCCATTTTAAGAGATTTATTGGCGCAGAAGTTCCTTAGACCAATATACAGCTCATGATTAATTGTGATCCTATGTCGGGTAGATATTTCAGATCTATGAGAACCTGAAGAGTTCATCGGTGGGTTTAATCGCTGAATCAGTTTCTCTTCTAAGGTATGTGCGTCACCAAAGGTAGGCATGGGTTTGATTTTAACCATGTCCCAATCTTTGATGTTATGATTTGAAAATCGTTTTCTAATTCCCTTTGATGCACCCACATAATGCACAGCATTATCTTTATACATGACATAAACGCCACATGAAGCAGGCACATCATTTCGTGATTGGTATGTGTTCCAGTGACTCATTTATTCCGCCAACTTGATATACGATCACCGGCGAAGGGGATTAATATTAGAGCAATCACAAAAAACATGATACTTGCACTTAAAATGAAAAGATTTGCGATCCATTCGTATATAATCATTTTTTTCTCCTTGTAAAACTGCGTTGTCCCTGAGTGTAACGAGCAATTAGCTCTTTCTTTCTTTGGATGGCTGCATCTTTGATCAAACCTTCTGCTTCCATCCGAGCATAGATTTCTATCATTTCTCTTATGGTTAATATTTTATTCGTCATTCTTCCTCCTTGATAGGACTCCATCCAATCGGTTTTAAATCATATACACCCATGTATTGAGCGTAATCAGAGTAATCGCCCCTTACAAGCCATTCAGTCTTGCCTTCGTAGATGGTTTTGTTACCGATTACAACCATTTGAGTGTCTTGATATGTGTAGAATAGAACTACGTTATCTTTTGTTTTTAGTGTTTTTATTTCTTTCATTTTACTTCTCCTGTAAATGCGTTAATAAGTTCATCTACCTTTTCCATTGCAGATTTCACCCGTTTTTTTCTTTTTCCTTCTTGTTCTTGTGCATAAATCATATCTAAACATACATTACACATTCTTTCGTCTGTGTCTCCGTCTGTATCATCATATAGATGTTCACATTCAATACAGGTGTATCCTCCATCGTAACCGCTCATCATTCATCTCCCTTTAAAATATCGTTTAATATTGTGATATTGCTTTGCGGGAAAGGGTGCGTATAACAATTATCTTCGTGGCAAAAAATTTCAACACAATGTTCTATTCCATAATTGTCTGTGTGCATTAATTCAAAATTATCGCAACCAAGAGAATCATTATATTCATTTCCTATTAGTATTTGCAATTCTCTATCTTTATCTTTTATTTTTTGTAATTCTTCTATTAGTTTACTTATTTTCATTACCCATCTCCTTTTAACGCT